CTGTAGAAAAAGTTGTTTTAAATCCTGAAGCAATAAATGTTGCAGGTGTGCAAGATGTAAGAAATATGATACTTGATGCATACACATTTGCAAAACAACAAGGTATGTCCATAGGTAATGTAGATAGAAGATTATACGAAGAGTCTGTTGATGTTGCATTATCTAAAGGAGAATTAGTCATACCACCAGATCTTGTAAAAGTCATAGGGCAGGATAGACTTGAGAAGATAAATAATCGTGGTAAAAAAGAAGTAAAGCGAAGGGCTGAAGATCTAGACGAGAAAAGACCTCAAGGGTTACGAGAAGGAGATAGTGTACAAAAAGCTGGACTTTTAGATGAAATATTAAAAAATATTTTACCATCTCATTTTGGATCTATGGAAGGACAATCTGAACAACCAGTAACTAGAATAGATAAAAACTTTAATTTTTTAAATGTGGATGACGAAAAACCTAAGTCTTTTGGACCTACAAAAATTGAAGTAGTGGATGATAAGAAAGAAGGGTTTATAGGATCAACCCCAACCTTAGCTGAACAACAAACTATTCCTTATGAAGATTTATTAGAAAGTTTAGAAGATAATGTAGGAGCAGGGTATGTTCCAAAACAACCTAATGGTCAACCTTTTCCAAAATCAGGAGTTACTATTGGGTTGGGTGTAGATTTAGGACAACATAACGAAGCGTCATTTAGAAAATATGGCATACCAACAAATTTAATAAAAATGTTTAAACCATTTTTTGGTAAAAAAGGAATGGATGCTCAACGTGCTTTAGATAAAAATAATTTAGTTATTGATGATTTAGATGATTTAAGAGATTTAAATAATTTAATAATAACTGGAAAAATGAAAGAATTTGAAAAAAAATATCCTGAGTTTAAAAATATAAATGATAGAGACAAAGGTTTTATGTTTGCCGCACATTATCATGGATCATTAAAAAATTATAAAACCTTTATGACAGAATATAAGAAAACACAAAGTATACCTACAGCTTTAGAAACTGGATTATTTCCAAAAATTTCTAAAGATGGAGTAGATAGGAATAGGGCAGATAAAGCGTTAAAGTGGTGGAACAGTCAATCTGGAACACCAGAGACACCTTTATCAAAGCCTTTAATGTAAGCTACCCTAATAATAGGCACTTACACAACCGTGGCAGCCACCCATAAGCCATGTGGCACTGCATAGAAGGAGAAAATAATGGCAAAACAAAAAGGGCATCGTGCCAATAAACCAAATGATAACAAAGGTACTATCGATAACGATAGCTTATATAGAAATAAATATCGTGAAGATGTATATAAAGACGATGAAGAGGTAAAGGCAAAACCAGAAGAAGTTGTTGACCCTGCCGAAGAAGAACAATCTGAAGCAGCTACTCAAGAAATTGGCGAAAGTTTTGTTGAAAACAAAAAAGACCACGACTACAAAAAACGTTATGATGACTTAAAACGTCACTATGATGCTAAAGTAGCAGAATGGAAAGAGAAAGAAAATAGTGTAAATTCATCTTTGTCTAATGTTTCAAAAGACATACGTATTCCTCAAACAAAGGAAGAGTATGAAGATTTACAAAGGACAAATCCAGAGTTATATAATACTATAGAATCTTTATCTAATGCTAAAACCGAAGAGAAACTTAAAAATTTAAATAAGGAACTTGAGGATTACAAAGGTCGTGCTACAAAGTTACAACGTGAAAAAGCTTATGAAGAGCTTTTAAGGTTGCAACCAAACTTTACTAAATTAAAAACCAATGATAAATTTCTTACATGGTTACAAGAACAACCTTCATCAATATCAGATGGTATATATAATAATAGCACAGATGCTAAATGGGCTTCCAGAGTCGTAGATTTATATCTAGCAGATAGTGGAAACCAAAAGAAGGAAGTTAATAAAGAAACTGATGCCGCAGCATCTGTTCAAGCTCCTCAAGTTAGAGAAGTTCGTACAGATAATAAAGGTAAAAAGATTTGGAAAGCATCTGAAATCCAAAGAATGAAAGCTTGGGAATTTGAGAAGTTTGAAAAAGATATTGACCTCGCTAGAGCAGAAAATCGAATTGACTACTCTTCTTAACATTATTTAATTTTAACAACTTTTAAAGGGGAAAAGCGATGGCTTTTAATTCAGCTGCAGGTCACGGTAACCTGCCTAGTGGTAATTTTACACCGTCCATTTTTAGCCAAAAAGTTCTTAAATTTTTTCGCAGAGCATCGGTTGTAGAAGATATAACTAATACAGACTATGCTGGCGAAATTGAGAACTTTGGTGATACGGTTAATATTATCAAAGAACCGACAATTACAGTATCTGCTTACACAAGAGGTGCTGTGGTTAACACTCAAGACTTGGCAGACGACCAAATTACTATGGTTGTTGACCAAGCAAACGCATTTGCGTTTAAGATTGACGACATTGAAGAGCGTCAGTCACACGTTAACTTTGAAGCATTGGCAACATCATCTGGTGCATACTCTCTCAAGAGAAAGTATGATGCGAATGTTTTAGATCTAATGGCAACTAACGCAGGTCTAACTGGCGAATCAGGTGCTACCACAAAACAAATTTCAGGTATCGGAACATTAGGTTCTGCTCTTGATATTGGTGGTGCAACTACTCCGGGGGATACTGCTGTAAATACTATGCTTGTAATGGCAAGTGCATTAGACGATCAATCTGTTCCAGAAGAAAACAGATGGTTTGTTGCACCACCATTATTCTATAAGCATCTATTCTCAGCAGGTGCAAAATTTGCCGAAGTTCAGGTAACAGGCGATCAGACATCACCATTAAGAAATGGTCTTGTGTCTCTCGGTAACATTGCAGGATTTTCATGCTACAAGACTACAGCATTAAATTCAACTGCTGGTACTGATGAGGTAACATTATCAGGTCTTGCTACTGATGGTTCTGAAAACATCCTATTAGCTGGACATATGTCTTCAACTGCTACTGCATCTCATATTGCAAAGACTGAAGTAGTTCGATCAACAGAAAGTTTCTCTGACGTAGTTAGAGGACTTCACGTGTTTGGTCGAAAGGTACTCAGACCTGAAGCAATGTGTCGTGCTGTTGTTAGCTTAGATTAAGGGAGGATTAATTTATGGCTACTTATGATAGAACCATCACTGGTGGTGGTACAGTAGGGCATCCGGGTAATCTACCTAGACCCTATATAATTACATCTCCTGTCTATGATGCAGTTGACAATACTTCATTAGCAGGTGATGACATCGTTAAGTTAATTGATTTACCTGCTGATAGCATGGTCATTGGTGGAACATTAGAAGTTCTTGAAGCTTCTGGTAACGCTAATGTTACTCTTGATGTGGGTACGTCAACTGACGTTGATGCCTTTGTTGACGGTGGAGCAAGTAACGCTGCTGCCGATATTCAGTTCAACTTAAAGGCTGCAGGTGGTAACATGGTTACTTCTGCTGATTCTGTTCAAGTGACAGTGCTTGATTCAGGATCTTCAGGAACAACTGCGTTACGTTTCAGAGTACACGCTGTAATTTGTGACGTATCAGTTAACCCTGTTGAATCTGCTACAGTTTCAACTGGAACTTAATTAATATAAGGGGCAGGGCAACTTGCCCCTTTTACTATGATTTGGGTTCTTCTAATTTTTCTATCTGGCACAGTTCAAGATAGTATTTATTTTGATAACCTAGATACATGTTTAAAGATTGCAAAAAAAATTAGAGATCAAAATTGGAGTCAGTCTTTGGCAGGAGATAAAATTTGGGTCAAAGCCTACTGCGTTCCTCAGAAAGTTGAATGATGGCAAAAAAGAAAGATCCTAAGGTTGGAACAGGCAAAAAACCAAAAGGAAGTGGTAGAAGATTATACACGGATGAAAATCCTAAAGACACGGTTAGAATCAAATTTGCAACTCCATCTGACGCAAGAGCAACAGTTGCAAAGGTTAAAAGAATCAATAAACCGTATGCAAGAAAAATTCAAATCCTAACTGTAGGTGAACAAAGAGCCAAAGTTATGGGTAAGTCAGAAGTTGTAGGTATATTTAAAAGAGCAAAAGAAAGTTTACGCAAAGGAAGAAAAAGTGGCAAGAAAGCCTGATAAACAACCACCACGCACAAAGAAGTATTACCGATCCACTAAGTCTGGTGCAGGTATGACAAAGGCAGGTGTTGCGAAATACAGACGAGATAATCCCGGTAGTAAATTAAAGACTGCAGTTACAGGGAAAGTAAAGAAAGGTAGTAAAGATGCAAAGCGTAGGAAGTCATTCTGTGCTAGAAGTGCAGGACAAATGAAGAAGTTTCCTAAAGCAGCAAAAAATCCAAACAGTCGATTACGACAAGCTAGAAGACGATGGAGATGTTAAATGGCTGAAAAAATGACACCAAAACAACAAAAGTTTGCTAAGTTAGCACCACCCAGAAATAAAATAACTTATGCAGATAAAATAGCAGGGGCAACCAAAATGAAAAAAGGTGGATCTGCAAAAAAGAAACCTGCAAAGAAAAAGGGTGCAACACCTAAAAATAAAGCTTTGTATGCAAGAGTAAAAGCCGAAGCAAAACGTAAGTTTAAGGTATATCCATCTGCATACGCAAATGCATGGTTAGTGCGTACATATAAGAAAAGGGGTGGAACTTACGCATAATGGCTAAACCCAAAGGTGGACTAACAAAATGGTTCAAAGAAGATTGGCGAGATGTTAAAACTGGTAAGAAGTGTGGTAGATCTGGTAAGGAAAAGAAATCTAGACCGTATCCTGCATGTCGCCCTAAAGCTGTAGCTGGAAGGATAAGCAAAGCAGAAGCACGAAAGAAAACAGGACCTAAAGCTGTAAAATGGTCTGTAACTGCTTCTGGAAGAAAACGCAAAAAGACAAGGAGAAAAGCGTAATGTGGATTCCAGTAATTACAATTTTATGGGCATTAGGAGATAATGCAACATGGGTAAACTTTCCAATGGTTAATTTTCCATTTACTTCATCGGATAATTGTTATGAGTATGTAGCAAAGGTAAGAACTAGCATAACACAAGATCCTCAATATTTAAACGGATATAGCACTTGCGTATACGTTGGTAAACCAACAGGAGAAAACACATAATGTTTCAAGCATTGTTAGGACCGATAAGTGAACTTGCAGGATCATTCATGCAAGGACAGATAGAGAAACAGAAAGCTAAAGCAACATTAGCACAAACCAAAGCTGCTGCAGAAGCAGAGATTATGAAGACTGCGGCAACCCACGATTCAAAGTGGGAAATAATAATGGCACAGGGTACTCAAAACTCGTGGAAAGATGAAGTGATCACAATCGTAGTGTTGATTCCAACAATTTTGGTCTTCATTCCCGGTATGGAAGATGTGGTTAAAAACGGATTTCAACGACTTAATGAATTACCAGAGTGGTATACGTATCTTTTATTCTTGACAGTTTCTGCTGGATTAGGGATAAAAGGAATAGATAAATTTAAAAACATGAGGAGCAAATAATGGCTGGAATGAAGAAAACTAAAAAAATGGCTAAAGGTGGTATTAGTGCTGGCATAGCTAAATTTAAAGGCAAGAACGGTGCTAAAAAAATGCGTGGTGGTGGTTCTGCTATGATGAAAAAAACTAAGAAAATGGCTAAAGGTGGTGCTATGAAACGCACTAAGAAAATGGCTAGAGGTGGTGCTGCTAGAAGTAGGTAATGTCGTATTTAATAAGTAACGTTCCACATTTTAATTGTTGGATACGTAGAGAGTTTACTTGCAATCACCAAAACTATCACGGTGAATTTTTACACGGAATAGTTATAGCAGTAAACACAATACCAGATAGGTCTTTAAGTTTTCAAGTTGTATTTACAGGATGTGAAGTAGATTTTGAAGGAGGACCTGAAGAAAATGTACATGGGGGAGCAATGTGGGCTAGGATGCCTATACAAGCTCTAGTAGCTGACATACCATTAGATGAATGGCCCACACCCATGCAAGATCATTTAGCACAGCCGTGGGATTGCGAATCAAGACACCACAGTGTTATAACAATGGATAGAGTAAGTTCTAGTCCGTGGCTTTGCAAAATAGATAATGAGTTTCATAAAGGCAAATATTTATTTACTGTAGATTATACAGATAGTGATATAGCTGATGATCCTGCACAACACAAACAAAGTCACGTGTTGTATCTCACAGATGCAGGAGAGTGGACAGGTAATCTAGTTGCATTACCAAATAACAGAGTTAGAGCAACAAGTCCTGCTTTATGGCGAACAGGTGAAGGTCCTCCAGACTTTGCACCATCCCAATGGACACACTCTGCTGAACAGCATGAAAGTTATTTAGATCCACACGTAACATTTAATAATCTTTATCAGGAGAATGACTAATGGGTTGTGATGTTTGTGAAGGCGACTGCAGATGTGGGGATGATGATTTAATTCCTGATAAAATGGCATATCAAATAAACAAAAGGAGAATGGCTTGGGTTTTAATTATTCTTATGGGTATTACGACTATACTGACTTTAGCTTTCCCAGACAGGCTATCAGAAGCAGAGAGTATCCTCATGACACAATATATAAGTATGTGTGGCTTAGTAGGGGCATATTTTGGTTTTAGTGCAATTAGTGGGAAAAGATAATGGAAACATTTATAGATAGATTACGTGTAGAATTAGAGATTGATGAAGGTAGAGTGGAGTCTATTTATCTTGATCATTTAAATTTACCCACGTTTGGAATTGGACATTTAATTAAAGATAATGACCCAGAATATGGACAACCTGTTGGAACACCAGTATCTTCACAAAGAGTCGTTGAGTGTTTTGAACAAGACATACGCATAACAATTATGGACTGCAAAAAAATATTTGATGATTGGGATGCTATGAAAGAAGAAGTAAAGTTAATCATGGCAAATATGATGTATAATCTCGGATATCCAAGATTTTCTAAATTTAAATTAATGATACAAGCTGTAAGAGATGGCGACCACATCGAAGCCGCAAACCAGATGAAACAGAGTAGATGGTACAACCAAGTAACAAACAGAGCCGAAAGACTGATAAGCCGAATGAAAGGTGTAGATTTACAGAACTAGAACTTATCAAACAACAAGACAGGGAGAGACATAAGCTAGCCTTGTCTCAATACTTCAAACCTAGAGACAAGAAATTTAAAGGATATAAACATGCTTGACCCTATTACGTTATCTGCTGCAGTCAGTGGAGCAACGGCCGCATATAATGGTATAAAGAAAGCCATTATGATGGGTCGTGAGATTGAAGATTTAGGATCACAACTATCCACATGGATGTCTGCTGTAAGTGATGTAGATAACATTCACAAAAATGCAAACAGCCCTTCAACGTTTGATAAACTATTTAATGGATCAATAGAGCAAGTTGCAATGGAGTCTTATGCAAGTAAGAAGAAACTCCAAAAACAAAGAGAAGAACTTAAAAATTTTTTAATAGCTAACTACGGCTTACAAGCGTGGGATGATTTAATAAAAGAAGAAGGTCGTATTAGGCGAAGTAGAAGGGAAGCCGTGTATGCTAGAGAAGAAAGAAACAGACAGATACGAGACTATACCATCATAGGCATCGCATCACTCATAGGATGTGGATCAATAGGATGGATGATATGGATAATAAGTCTTTCCGTCTAGCATTACTTGCACTAGCTGTTCTTTTTTACCTTTTGTTAGGGATAAGTGAAGCAAGAGGTGAAACAACAACTTGTAGATTAGCAAGTCAAATACTAGGGAACAAACAACGTGTATGCGTATTTATTGGAGCAAATAATACTCAATATAGAGAATATCTTCCATATGATGCAGGAGAGTGTCCAAGAGAGTATCAATGCCCCTATAGACCAAATGAAGAACCTTTTGATATAAAGAGCGTGGTAAAGAGCATAAAAGACCAATTCAGACGATAAAGGTTGCATTTTATTTCGTATACATATATACTAGAATATGAAACAGTTGTGTAAAGAAGCGTTTGAGTTTGCTATGAAAAAAGCAACTACTGACCAACAAAAAGATCAAATTATAAAAAACTTTAAAGAAGTTTACAAATTAATTTATAAATTAGAGAAACAAGATGGCAAGCACGTATCTAACACTCGTCAATAATGTGTTAAGAGATGTTAACGAAGTTGAATTAACCAGTTCTAATTTTGGTAATTCAAGAGGTATACAAACATCTGTAAAAGATTTTGTAAACAGATCTATATCTGATATAATTAATTCAGAACTTAACTGGCCCTTTACAAGAGCAGAGGGTTCATTAGATCTTACATCTGGAAAACAGTTATACGCATTTGCAACTGTAGCATCAACTTTAAAATACCTTGATTATGATACTGTGTTTTTGCAACCAAAAGATTACATTACAAATGGTGATTATGAAATTTCTGGGTCAGCATCTATAACTGGTTGGACAACTGTATCAGGAACTCCTGCTGCAAGTTCTAAATTTGGTAACACGTTAAAATTAACAAGTGCATCAGTTACACAAGAAATATCAGATTTAATTGTAGGTAAAACATATGAAGTTATAGTTAAGCTTACAGGAGCAACTATAACAGCAACTATTGGAACATCATCTGGGGGTTCACAAACTAAATCGCAAACTATAACTATAAATAATGCAAACGAGTCTTCATATACTAGTTTTACTTTTGATGCTACAGCAGTAACACATTTTGTTACATTAGCAGAGGGTTCAGGATCTAATGCATTTATAGGATTTATAAGTCTTACAGAAAACGATGTAAACCCAAAAAGGTTGCGATATTTAACTTATGAAGAGTGGAATGATAATTTTAGAGAAATAGATTCTGCATCGTCTACAGATAAATTAGGTGAGCCTGAGTATGTATACACTACGTACAATGATGAGATAGGATTTAGTCCAATACCCGATAGTGACAACTTATCTATAAAGTTTGACTACTATACTACACATACAGATTTATCTAGTGCTACAGATACTTCTATTATACCTGCCAGATTTGAACCAGTAATAATTGCACGTGCAAGATATTATGCTTTTATGTTGCGTTCCGATTTACAAAACGCACAGTTTGCAAACAAAGAATATCAAGATGGTGTTAAGAGAATGAGAGTTGAACTCATTAACAGAAAAAATTATGTGAGGGCTGTGTAGATGCCTGACTTGTCTCAAACACAACCATTTGCATTTACTTGTGAAGGTGGACTTGTTAAAAGTAGATCTACATTTATTATGAAACCCGGACAGGCGTTAGAGCTATTAAACTTTGAACCTGATATAAAAGGGGGATATAGAAGAATAAATGGTTTTAGAAAACATATAAATCATATTGTGCCACAAACATCAGCTAGCACTGAAAAAATTTTAATGGTAGCTTTTTTTAATGATAACATATTAGCTGCACGTGGAGAAAAAATATTTAGTTCAGCATCAACTGAATTATCTTTAAAAATTTTACAAGCAACTGGAATGACAGGATCTGGAACTATAACAGTTGACAGCACATCAGGGTTTAGTTCTAGTGGTACATTACAAATTAATTCTGAGATATTTACGTATACAGGCAAAACAAGCACAACGTTTACAGGAGTAACACGAGCAACAAGTTCAACATCTGCTGCGGCACATGCTGTAGATGATGCAGTGTCTGAAAGTTGGACAGAAAGAGATACTGGTAGAACAAACGCTAGTAAATATTCATTTGAAAGATATAACTTTGATGGTAATGAAAAGATAATTGTTGTTGATGGAGTAAACGACCCAACAGTTTTTAATACATCTTTTTCTGCAACAGATGTTACAGAGTCAAGTGTAGAAGGTGCTAAGTTTGTAACTGCATTTAAAAATCACATGTTTTATGCAGGAATGGCAAGTACACCACAAGAATTAGTATTTAGTGTTCCATTTGATGAAGATGCATTTAACAGTGGTAGTGGTGGAGGTAGTATTAAAGTTGATGATACTATTGTAGGAATGAAAGCTTTCCGTGGTGACTTATTTGTATTTTGTGAAAACAGAATATTTAAACTATCAGGAACTTCATCTAGTGATTTTGCGATAACACCTGTAACAAGAAACATTGGTTGTGTAAATGGAGATACTATACAGGAATTTGCAGGTGACTTAATATTCTTAGGACCTGATGGATTACGTACAGTTGCAGGTACAGCAAGAATTGGTGACGTTGAACTTGGAACTATTAGTGCAAATGTACAATCTATTTTTGATGATAATCTTGTTGATTCTGCTTTGTTTGAGTCCATTGTTATACCTGATAAGACACAATACAGAATATTCTTTTCTAAAACAGGAACATCTGAAGATAGCACAAAAGGTGTTATCTGTGTTATGAAAGGACAAACTTTTGAATTTTCTGAGTTAAGAGGTATAAAACCCTCTGCAAC